CACCTGTTGCCAGTCACCTCCTACCAATCCTTCGAGATCAAAGCCCCGCTGGGGACGCACTTCCGCCCCGGAACGTGCGCCGAAGCGAACTGCCCCAACTACCTGCACGGGTGGCGGGTCCGTGTCGAGGGCCTGCCACTGGAGATGGTCCACGCCGCCCGCACCTCAGGGCGCCGCTACCGCGAGGAGCAGATCGCGGACGGTGAGACGTGGCTCATGTTCGAGGCCGGTCAGCCGTGCTTCCGCGCCTCCCAGCACCGGGTCCGTGTCGAACGCCCGGAGCTGTACATCGCTCGGGCCGGCGATGCGCGGGGCAACCCGACCGGGCAGGTCACCCGGCATACCCGCCCGGAGCACTGGGTGGAGCAGTTCGCCGACAACCAGGACAAGCTCGCTGCTGTACAGCAGCGGAGCTAAAAGCTCAACGTGCATCGATCTCCTGAAGAAGGCGATCTATTATCTAGAGAGGAAGTGAGTCCATTGGCAAAAGAGAGCGGCTTGGCTTGGAGCGCGCTGTCGATCGACGACAGTTCGGGCTCCCTGCAGGACATCCGCAACGACATCACCAACTTCACCTTCGCCACGCCGCGCGCGGTGCAGGACATCACCGGCATCGACAAGAGTGCGATGGAGCGCCTGCTGCTCCTCGCCGACATGAGCGTGACCCTGAACGGCGTGTTCAACGACGCGGCCAACAAGTCGCACGCCGTGTTCAAAACCGTGCCGTCCACGAGCGTTGGACGCCAGATCACCCTCACCGTGTCGGGCCAGACGCTGGGCACCACGCCGCAGGTGGAGCTGATGTTCACGGACTACGCCCTGACCCGCTCGGACTCCGGCGAGCTCACCTGGTCCGCACCCGGCGTCCTGTCAAATGGCGAAATTCCAACCTGGAGCTAGGGCAAACCAGGCACATCTACTGAAGGGGGCGTCCTCATGGGCTACCGGCACAAGATGAAGCGCATCAACCTCAACTTCGAGGCAGGCCACGGCCTCCACGGCCTCGAGGTGTCCCTGCGCGGCCTGAGCCTCGGCAACTTCCTCGAGCTCCAGGGCATGGGCGAAGTCGACCGCAGCAGCCTCGCCGGACAGCTACGCCGGTTCGCCGAGTCCCTCATCGTCTGGAACCTCGAGGACGAAGACACAGGCGAGCCCATCCCCGCCACCCGGGAAGCCGTCTTCGAGCAGGACCAGGACCTCATGCTCCAACTGGCCACCGCCTGGCTGGACGCACTCGCCGGTGTGCCCGCCCCTTTGGACGAGACCTCGCCAGATGGAAAGCCGTCGCTGGTGGAGTCGATTCCCATGGAAAGCCTGCCGCAAAGCCTCGTGAGCTAGCCCACGCCGAACTCATCCTCGGGCTACTCCAACGGTTCCCGGGCTACACGCTCACCACCCTGCTAGACGAGGACGCCTCCCTGTGGCGGCTCCTGCGCATCGAAAAGCTTGGCGCCCGACACGACGACGGAGGTGATGTTGATGGCTGACGATGTGAGCATCACCGTGCGGGTCCGGGACGCCACCCGCGCGGGCATCGCCGCCGTGAATGCTTCCCTCACCCGGCTGACGCGGTCCGCGAACGACATGGACAAAAGCTTTGGCAGCATGAAGGGCGCGGCAATCAGTCTCGCGCCGGCGCTGATTCCCGTGGCTGCTGCCGCGGCTCCCATCGCGGCCGGGCTGGGGGCCGCGTCTGTCGCGGTGGCTGCGTTCGGTGCGGCTGTCGCACCCCAGGCGCTCGCCATGGGCGAGGCGGCGGAGGCAGAGAAGAAGTACACGGACGCAGTCGACGAACACGGCAAAGCATCGAAGGAAGCAGCGCAGGCAGAGAAGGCGTACCTGTCGTCGGTGCAGAAGCTGCCCCCGGCAACCCGTCAGGCAGCGGCTGGCCTGTCCGTCCTTAAGGACCAGTACAAGGACTGGTCGAACAGCCTGGCCGACGACACCATGCCCGTGGCCACCAAGTCGTTCGCGGTGTTCGGGGCGTTGTTCCCGAAGCTGACGCCGATGGTGAAGGGCGCGGCGGGGCAGCTGGACCGGTTCATGAACATTGTGGCGGGCGGGATCCAGTCGGAGGGCTTCGACCAGTTTATGGTCAAGTTTTCCGACTTTGCTGAGAAGTCGCTGATGAAGGCCAATAACGGGCTGGTCAAGTTCACGCAGGCTTTGGATGCGGGGAAGGTCGGCGGTGGGGTTTCCGAGTTCATGGCCTATGCGAAGGAGAACGGGCCGCTCGTCGGCGAGACCCTCAAGAACATCGGCGAGGCCCTGACGAAACTGCTGATCGCAGGGTCTGATGTGGGTGTCGGCCTGCTGAGCGTAGTCAACGCGTTCGCGTCCCTCGTCGCGTCCCTGCCGACCGGTCTGGTCACGACGCTCCTGCAGGTGGCGATCGCATTTAAGGCCGTCAAGATGGCCGCTGCCGGATTCTCAGTAGTGAGCGCCGGAATCCTGGCGGTGACGACACAGATCACGGCGATGCGCACAGCAGCAGGCGGGGCGACGGGCCGCATGGCTGCACTGGGTGCGGCGATCGGCGCCATGTCGGCGAAAGCGAAACTCGCAGTCGCAGGGACAGGGATCGGGCTGCTGCTGGTCGTCCTGGCGGAACTGTCACAGAGGAGCCGGTCAACACCGCCGGACGTGGACCGGCTGACCACATCGCTCGGGAACCTGGCACGCACTGGGAAAGTGTCGGGCGAGGCCGCGAAAGTGTTCGGGAAGGACCTCGACGGTCTCACCGAGTCACTGAACCTGCTGATCTCCCCGAACAACGGGCAGAAGATCGACCGGTGGATATCCGACACCTTCTCCTGGGACACGGACCCGCTGAAGAAAGCCAAGGGCGACGTCGACGCCGTCGACAAAGCGCTGGCGAACCTGGTGTCCAGCGGCAAGGGCGACATGGCCGCGGTCGTGTTCGCCCGAATGAAGACGGAGATGGAAGCTGCCGGACACTCCACCAAAGGCCTGGAAGGCAAGCTCGACGACTACAAGTCTGCCTTGGCTGATGCCGCGTTCGAGCAGCAGCTCGCCGCGGCGAGCATGGGCCTGTTCGGGCAGCAGGCGCAGGTAGTGCAGGGGAAGCTGGCGGTACAGAAGCAGAGCGCCGATGGACTGAGGCTGAGCATCCACGCCTTGAACGAGGTGTACCTGATGGCGCGCGGCGGGGTGCGCGGCATGGAAGCCGCCATCGACGCGGCCACGGAGTCGTTCACGAAGAACGGCAAGACCCTCGACAACAACACGGAGAAGGGCCGCGCCAACAGCCAGGCCCTGGACTCCCTGGCTGGTGCGACGATGAAAGCCGTGGAGGCCGTGCTGGAAAGCGGCGGATCGTGGGAGACCGCCAGCGGCATCTACGCACGCGGCCGCGGGGAACTCATCAAGTCTGCTCGGCAGATGGGCCTCAACGAGGAGGCCGCGGCGAACCTGGCCGACCAGATTTTGGAGACGCCGAACAAGACGGCGTTCCTCGAGGGCAACATGGAGGATCTGCAGGCCAAACTGACCGACGCGAAGAACCAGCTGAAGCGCGTGCCGGACTCGCGCAAGGCGAGGATCCTGGCCGACATCTCCAACCTCCAACTGAGGATCGCGCAGGCCAAGTACGCCCTCAGCAACATGGACAAGGACTACACCATCTGGGTCCACTACAAGACGACCGGTTCGCCGTACCGGCCGTCGGGCGGCAGGGAGATGGCGACGGGCGGCATCATCGGCGCGGCTGGCGGCGGCCCGCGGTCGCGGATGACGCTGGTGGGCGAGCAAGGTCCCGAGCTGGTCGACCTGGCGCCGGGCTCCACGGTGCGCTCCAACCCCGACTCGCAGCGAATGATGGCCGGCGGCGGCGGGGATGGTGGGGAGATGCACATTCACGTGAGCATCGGCGGCAGGGAGTTCGGGACGATCGTCGTCGATACGGCTCGTAAGGAAGTTCGGGCTCGCGGCGGCAATGTGCAGGCGGTCCTGGGGCAGGGGGCCGGCTGATGTTTCCTGAGACTCCTTTGGACTTGCAGGTTGCTCTGATGATCGACGGGGCGTGGACGGATGTCACGTCGGATGTGTATGCGCGGGATCAGATTCGGATTACCCGGGGCCGGGCGGATGAGGGCCGTGATGTGGATCCGGGGCGCTGCTCGCTGACGTTGAACAACCGGTCGGGGAAGTATTCGCCGCGGAACCCGAACAGCGTGTACTACGGCAAGATCGGCAGGAACACGCCGATCCGTGTCGGCGTCAACACCGGAGACTCGTACCTGGCCGTCACCGGCGGAATCACCAACTCGCACGGCGCTGACACCCCGGATACCGCAGCTCTCGACATCACCGGCGACATCGACATCCGCTTCGACGCCACCCTGGACAACTGGCACGCGTACAGCACCGTCAGCAATCAACTCGCCAGCGTTGAGCTGTGCGGA